TGCTTTTCTGCTACCGCCTCCTAGGCCTCTTATTACTAAAGCACGATCTGTATCCTTTTCTCTATCCCAATTACTACATACACCTCCTGATCCTTTTACAAAAGATGCAAGTATGGGATCAAAAGGTAAACCTTGAGGATTAGAAAATCCACCAGTGCTATCAATAGCTGCAATCTTTTCACTCATGAATTTTTCAGCCTTTCCTTTAATTGTGTTAAATGTTTTTCCATAAAATAATCCTTCCGGATCTATTGTAACCTCTAATAAATCTTCGCAAAGCTGTTCTTTTTCAGGGGATAAATTTGCTAACGGTCCGGATTCCTTAGTTTGTTTTATTTCTTTGCTTTTTTTTCTGTTGTATTGTTTTTCTGCTAGTAACCAATCTACAGCATATTCGCAACGTTCGTATTCTTTAAACCAAGGTCCGCCTTCTGTATAATGTATAGCTTTAGGTTCACCATCCATAGGTTCTTGATACCAACCTGCAAGCCAGTTCCATTCGTGCGATATTTGACCTATGTCTTCATCGTCAAGCCAACTAAATCTATGCAAATATTGACCTGTAGTATCAGGATTATTCACTAATTCTTTTGTAACAACTTTATTAGATGGGTGAGCACAATTCCATAAAACCATTGAACTCCAATTTTTTCTTGGATAGATATGTTGTTCTTTACCATCCATCTTAGTGCCTTCGTTTGGAGTATAATCATGTTGGGCACACATTACTGCATAACGATCGTCTTTTAGTTGAAATAATTTTCTTACATCAACTCTAAACAAAAAATCACAATCTATGAACAAAGCCCATCCGTCATAATTACAAAGATGAGGTAACAAGAATCTACTGAATGTAAACTCTGTACTTGCTAATGGATCTACATCTCTAGTATAATGTCCTTGGCTAATCAAGTCTTTAAGTTTTAAAGGAATGACTTCAAGTTGATCTGGATATTTGCAAGTTTGTTCTAAACTATGCTTTGCTATTTGATATGCAATATCTTCTCTACTATCATATCCTATAAAAACTTTCATTTTATATCCGCTCAATATCTTCCTCCACACAATTTTTTCCGTATTGTATTTCTACAATTTTTAAAGGTTTATCTGTTTCGTTTGCTAATTGATGCCATTCGTTACAAGGAATATGCAAACTTTGATGTTGTGTATATATACCACGTAACTCTGCATCGCTACTCACATTCAGAGTATAAACAGTAGCAGTGCCTTCACTTACAAACCAATGTTCGCTGCGTTCTTCATGTCTTTGCATACTAAGCCTTTGTCCAGGTTCAACAGTTAATTCTTTGACTTTGACACTAGGTCCATTTTCGTGTAACACTCTATAATATCCCCATGTTCTTACAGTTTTAGGTTCTTTCCATTCTCGTAATATCCAACTAGAAGAGTTTTTCTTGTTATCGCCGCCTACTCCCCATGCAAATTCTACATTTACGTCTTCGCCGTATATATCTTGTTCTGGAACGTTGCCGGGTTTTCGATCGCCACCGTTGGCAAAAATTAATTTTGTACCAGTAGGAGAAACTGACATTACATGGTGAATTGCACCACATGCATCGTTAGTTTCTGCATCACCGTAACAAACTGCAATATTATCAACCATTTTTAGATTACGTATAATTTCTACACGTTCTTCATATGGCATAAATGCTTGTCCTTTTTTTGCAATAAGCCATTCGTCACTATTCAGCCCTACCCAAAGTTCGTCACCTAACTCTTTGGCGGCTTTAAAATATTCAATATGACCTGAGTGTAGTGGATCAAATCCACCTGTTACTAATACAATGCGTTTCATAAAGATATTTATATACGCACTTAACCGTATTGCTTAAAGACTGGCGTCTTCCATTCCTGCAACACGTAGTTTAGTAATGTTTGTTATTTGCCACTGTTTTTGATCAAGTGCTTTAAGAACACCTAACCATTTATTACGTAGCAGTGCAAATTCGTTGATAATTTTTTCATAGTCTACAACGTCTGCTTCACCGTCAACATATCTGTCAACGTCTCTGCTTGATAAAGCTCGTTGATAATTTTCAAGATATTTTTTAAAATAAGAACTACGTAATCTACGTAGTTCGATATTTAGATAATTGAGTATCGCTTCAATCTCTTGTAATTGATTAAAGCGATGCTCAACAACACCTGGCATGGACGCAGAAGCTCGTTCTAAGTTGCCGCTAAGTTTGCATTCTACTCTTGCTTCTTGTAGCTCTGCTTCAAAGAATGCAATAGCATTTGGAATCTTACCAACATCTCTACTTACTTCTGAGTACCAACCCATTTAGTCTTCCCACTCGTTATTGTAGTCGTCATCGTCGTCCCAGTCATCGTCAAGATAGTAATTTATTGCACTATCTAATTCAGTACAGGAACCAAGTGCTTCGCGAAACGATTCATCGCTTGTCCCATAATCAGCACAGATATCAACATATCGTTCTGCTACAGTTTCAATTTTCTTAGGTTCAATTGAATCTTTAAACACTAACCAAATATCTACAATTTGACTTTCGTCCATATTCTACTCCTCAGTAATCTCTTCAACTACTTCTTCAATAGTTTCCTGGGTATTTACCACAGTCTGCTCTTTAATTAGGTAGTCTGACATCACTTTGTCAAGAAGTTCTCCAGTCCATTTTTTACGATAATCTAACAGTTCTTCACCATCAAGTGTTGTATACGCAAGTCTGTTACCTGACTTTACAATAAGTCCTTTTTTCTCAAAAAGTTCAAGTAGTCCACTGTAAGGATTCATACCTGTTTCATATGGAATCTTTACCTGTACACCTTCAAAGGGTTTTGCGTAACGTGTTTTCATTACTTTACAACCTGCACGAATACCACGTACTTCGCTGATCTTATTACCATCTTCATCTTCTTTAAGTTTTAGTTTTTTCATTGCTACAACAATTGAAGATGCATAGATAAAGCCTTGACCACCTGAAATCTTATCATCTGGATCAAACATGTCTTGCGATGCATATGTGTGGTTAGTACATACAAGTCCTACATTATGTGAACCAATCATGTTAACTGTGTTACGAACAAGTGCAGTCAATGCCTTAGGCTTACGACCCATATCACCTTTCATATCACCTTTATTAAACTGATCAACATCTGTAGGTGTTAACAACATACCTAAACTATCAATAACAAACAACACCTTAGGGCGTTCTTCTTCATTCATTGCTTTATAGTCTGTCATAAACACACTAATAGTTTTTGCAACATCATCAATCATTGACATGTTTAGTTTAAGTAGTTTTTCTTCACTTGTATCTACATCTAGTGCATGTAGCCAAGTTTCATCAAGTGCATTCTCTGAGTCAATAAGAACTACAAAGATACCTTGATCTTGTGCGGCTTTTACAATATTACCTGCACAAATATATGATTTGCCTGCGCCACTTTCGCCTGCAAATACAGTAACCTTACCCATTGGCACACCTTTATTAAAGTCACCTGAGATAAGATAATTGAGTGCGTAGTTGCCTGTGCTGATCCAATCAGTTGGATCGTTAAATCCTGCACTCATACCTGAAATAGATTTAGTTAATGAATTCCGAAACTTCGTCGGATCAAATGCCTTAGTCGCCATAATATCTCCTTTTTAAAGTACCTCTACTAACGTTTGGAACGTTGACAGGTAAACCATGAATCGCTGTTCTCGATTTTGTTAGTAGAGGTTCTATATCTTACTGACCTTGTCTAGCACGGATCATTGCTAAAATGTCCTGTGCATTACCTTCTGCAGGTGCCGCATCTGCTTTTGGTGCAGGAGCAGGATCTGCTTTTTCTTCAGTAGTTTCTGTAGCTGGTGCTGTCTCAGCTACTGGAGCGGGTGTCGGCGCACTTTGACTTGTAGCAGTTGCCTTAGGACTTGCCGCTACATTAGGATCACCTGTACGTGCCGCCATACCTGCTGGACGGAAGTATTGACCAAACTTATCTGCATCATATGCTTCACCATCTACTGATGCTTCAAACATTTCTTGCATTACCTTAAGTTCTACTTCGCCTGGCTTCTTAGGCAGGAAGTCTCCCAGATTATATAAGCCATGTGTTTCAATAGCTTTCATTTCAGCATCTCCTAGTGGACGCTCTCTACGAGCCCAATTAGATGTTGAATAATCTGCATAACCGCCTTTAGAGGTTTTGTTAAGACGGAAGTCAACACCAGCAGTGTAATCTGTTGGTAGTTCTTCCATATCAGGATCCATCAATGCCTGCTTGATAATCTGAAAGATCTGCGGACCAATGATAAATCTACGGATTGGATTTTCTGGTGTGCTATCTTCTGATAGCGGATTATCAGTTACAAATCCTTGGAAGATATATGATCTTTTCTTCCAATACTTACGACCCATGTCTTCAAGACTTGGATCTTTAAACCAACCACGTACTTCATTTAGAATGTTACATGTCTCTCCGTACATTTCCATACATGGAATCTGTACCTGTACTGGACGTGAATCAGTTTCACCTTTTACGCCTGCAAAAGGAAGTTTGATAACCAAACGTTCTTGCCAGAAAAATGTGTTGTCTGCATTGCCATCAGGAAGGAAACGGAGCGTTGCACTCTCGCCTTCTTTAATATTCCAAAATGGGTAAATGCTGTTGTCACCACCACCTGATGATGTATTTGAAGAGCGATTCTCTTGTTCTTTAAGTTTCGCTCGGATTTCTGCTAATGATGCCATAATATAAGCCTCCTATGTTTTGCCTTTAGCTTGTGCCTTTGTTTATCATACAGCACATTATGTACTATATGACATTATATAGCAGAAGTCAACCACTTTCTGCTAAATTCTTGAAATTATTTTATTTTATATGCCTGCCATGCGTTTGATGTCTTCCAATTCAGCAGATTCTCTGCTGGCACGTTGGGTCATATCAAAGTTTTTAACATCAGCCGCTGCCTTTTTTGCTACCCTTTGTCTAATTTTTCTTAATACTTTTCCTAAGTTTTCTCTGGTAATATTATATTTTACATACGCCATGTTTAACCATTGATCTTCTTCTGATGATAAAGCGCCTGAACTCATAAGTCCTTCTATAGCGTCAGCATCATTTAGATAGCCTTCAGGACCATTATAATCAGGATCGTATGCTGTGCTTTGATACATATTCTTTCCAGTCACTTCGCTTCCTGAATAATCATAGTCGTAGTCGTCTCCGTCATCTGGTTTTGGACCACTGCCTACAGGTGCTTGTGGCATTGCTCGACCCATTGCTTTATCTGCTTGCTTTTGATTATCTGCAGAAGATGAATCGCTTTTTGCTGGTCTATTAGGTTCTTGACCTTTTCTTGAACCATCGTCTGGACCTTTTGTTTTTGGTTCTTTGTTAGGCTCTTGACCGCCTCTTGTTCCATCATCTGGTCCTTTTGTTAATGCGGCGAATCTTTTTTGTTTTGGTTTTTTCAATTCGTCTTTTACTCTACCCATCAAGTCTCTGTATTTTTTTGGTATCATCTTATTGTCTTTATATTGATTATACAAATTCATAAGCATTTCTTCATCACCGGCTTTTAGGGCTTCGCTCATTTGAGATTCAAATGTTTCTTTGTATCCGTTTAGTTCTGCAAATTTCATATTAACCGCCTCTATAAATTGTTTTGCAG